ATGATAATAACGATAAAGATATAAACCAATGGAGAAATAGAAGTGGATGGGTGTCTTCTTATTCTATGCACGATACAAGATCTGTTTTGCTTAACTTTGTACCTTTTAGTGGGATAAGTACTGAAGAAGATGCTGGTCTTAGTGTTAATCTTATAGATATGGATTTTTATGCACAATTTGAAGGGATGCTAATAAGAAGAACTTGGTTTCAAAAAGATTCTTTAAATAAAAAGTTTTTCTTAAACGCTAAAGGAAGATATGACAACTACCTTCCTAATCCAGAAAATAGAATATGGAGGCTAGATAATTGTCTTCTTACTGTAGTATCTAAAAACGAAAGACCAGGTGGAGAAGAAGGCGACTTTAACAACAGTGCTTCAATTAGAGACCAAGATGATAAACTGCTAAGGTATGTATTAGACTATATAGGCAATAAAAAGCTTAGATATAAAGACCAAGGAGAGTACTCTTCAGAGATAATGTTAAAATTATCCTTCGAAACAAGCGATAGAGAATCACAAAGAGACCCTTCATTTACAGGAGAAATTGATTATATATTTGATTTAGAACTAAATCAATTTACAAGCACAGTACAAATAGGAGTTCTTGCTGCATATCCATTTAAGGTAAGTGGAACTTTATTTAGACAAACCAACACTTATTATGAAGAATATGGGACATATAACGATTTAACTGAAGATGTCGATGTGTCATGTAAAAATATTAGTTTAGTATATTGTAGGAAAAATATAGATGTTAATGGTAATGTTACAAGTATAGATGAAGTTGAAGAGATTGTTAATTTCACAGAGTTAGTCCCAGAAAATGATGAGTTTACTAGATTTAGTTTAAAAAGCGAAGATATAAGCCCAGCAAAAAAATTAATAACAATTCCAAAGAATATAGCTAAAGATTTACTTGTAAGAGAATTGCAAGTACCATCAAGTCAATTTATAACAAAAAATACAAATGACTCTCAATATAGTTTAAGTTTTTCCTTGCATGAACCACAAAGGACAGTAGATGTTTTACAGAAAATATGTGAAAATTCTAATTCTTACTATAAGACATCTATAAAAAATTCAGTCCCTACTTTTATAGGGATTACAGATAATTATATTAGTGCAGATAAGACTATATATGTTGATTATATGGAGTCTTATAAATTCAGCAAAACTA